CGTTGAGCTTAACTCTCGGCCAAACGTCCTCCGCAAAGGCTTCAAGGTCTACCGACTTTTCCGCCTCCGCAATGATGTATTCTGTCTCGTCCAAAAGGGCCTCTGCAACGCCGTCCTCAATGTCCTCCGCATACTTGAGCGTCTTTTTGGGCTTTGCGTAGCCCTCTGCTCCAAGTGCGTACGCAAGGTCTTCGTCAGCCTTGCGTATATATGCATCGATGGCTTTCAGCAACTCCTTATAATTACACATAGCTATCACCCCCCCTCAAAAACAAGAAAGCGGCCCACGCCGTTAATGCGTGGGCCGCTGCTCTGTCAATATTGGTATAATTTTTGAAACTGTCACAGCCAAAAAAACTCTGTCGTTTTCGCCATTGTAAGCTCTGCCTTATTCTCCGTCCCCTTTATCAGAAAAACCATTCCCGATTTTGGTTACAATGCTCGCCGCCAGCTCGCCGCGCTCTGACAAGTCTCCGTCTGCGTCTTTAATAGCCGCCACGGTTTCAACTTCCTCAATGACAAAGCATTTATCCTGTACTTCGCAAAGGCTCTCTTTGCTCATATTCTCAAGGTCGTTTGCCTCGTACCCAAATTCTGCTTCCAGAAATGCTAATTCCTTTTTAGTAAATTCCATAGCGATAACCTCACTTTCTAAACATACAAGTAACTAACGTGCCAGAATCCTCATCAAAAATAATTCTCGCACCGTCTTTTTCATCCATATATACTTTTGTATTATTCGTATGCCCAGGCTCAACCTTACTGTCTTTACTCGTAAGGACTTCTGCTACTCGGCTTGCGCTTACGCGCCGCTGGCGCATTCGTTGAACCGCATGTTTTGATACGCTCTTGACCTCTACGCCTGTACTTGTAGTTTTTCCTATAATTTTTGACGTGCCATACCTACCAGTCGTCCCCTTGCTGTCAGAAACAGTATCGCCACTTGACCCGCCCGAGCCCGCAAACTTTCCGTTATCATCTCGCGGGTGAGCGTCCTCATTCCATTCCCCTTTAATTATGCCCTTTTTAGAATCGTTTGTAAACACTTTTTTTTCAAGCAATCTCTTGACCTCTTTCATCACTGCCACTACACTATCGTCGTGGCTGCTGGTCGCTTTCTGAATCTGCTTTTGCAGGCTCATAGTAAGCGCTCCTATGTCGAGGCCGCCCTGTGATTTATTAAGCGCCAGCGGAACGTCGCCCCAATCCTCCGGGTAGTCCTCTGAAACTTCTCCGTAGGCCTCGTAGATAATCTGCTTCGCCTTGTTCGGCGTGAGCCCTCCGGCATTGTTCGCTACCGTCAGCAGTTTGTAAAGGTCGTCCGGGTTGCTGATGTCCGGCTCTAGGAAATAAGCCTCAACGTACCGAAATTGATACCCGTTCAACAGGCGATTGTTAATCGCCCATGCGAGGCTCTTGCGCTCCGGTTGGAACACCTGCTCCTCTGTTACCTCCTGCGCTGTCTGCGCCGTGGCCCTGTTGAAGTCGGTCGTATAACCAACATAAAGGTCTGGCAACTGAAAAGATGATTGCACTTTCCGGCGGTTGTTGTCGAGGTAATCTTGGAAAAGCTCGTCTTTTTGCAGAACGTTCGCAAGGTCTTTTATCTCGATTTCCGGCTTATCCGCTTGGTCGAAATCAACACGCCCGTCGCTGCTTTCTGTTTCCAGAATGATAAATGCGTGTTGTCCGGCCTCGCCTTTGATGTCGTTCATGTACTGCTGCAGTTTCTCGAAACTTTCGTCAGTGAGTGTGCCGCCCTTAATCATAATCATTAACGGCGTGTGCCTGCCGTTCTCAAAATAATTATTGTTCAAGCTCTCCGCCTTGCGGCTGCCATCTACTCCTAATACCTGTCCCATCCAGCGTACCTCACCGTATGGCTCTGTTCCGATTGCGAACTCCATAATTTCATTCGCTTGGTAGTCCAGCTCAAGCGTTTCACCCTCTGCTAGGTATTTACCGTCCCTCTTATCCATTATTCTGGGGTCTCCAAACTCCTTGAAGTACACCACCTTTCCGCCTATCTCCTGCTTGTACTTGCAGTAGCGTTTCTTTCGCTCCGTCTCTTTCCCGTGATGGTAGTATATCGTAGGGATATACGGGTCGAGCTGCTTCGTCTTTCGTATCGAGGCCGTGTCTTTGATGAACTCAATCTGCACCACCTCGTCCGCTACGTTCCGTATGACCTCAAGGTAGGAAATGCCGTATGTCTCTCGTGCTTCGATGATGTCCTCAAACACCTCTTTAGTGTCCTGCTCCACGTTCAACAGCTCGATTATCTCCTCCGCTCGTGAAAACTCTGCCGCCATTTCCGGGGTTTCCTCGGTGTCTGTCGTGTATCTAATTCCAATTCCGAAGCCTGCAATATTGTTTTTGTAAGTTCTGATACACTGTGGTAATATGGTGCTGTTCTTCACCAAATTGCGGAGGCCTCTAAGGTCGTTCGGCGGTGTTATCCAGTCCCCGGCGTTGTACGCCTCTTGCTCCGTGAGCTGTACAGACGTGTCCGCCTTTGCAATCGGTGCTTGTTTTGCCTGCTCTTTAATGATACGCACCTGCATACCCTGTCTCGGTTTACTTGCCATTCTTTCTCACCCCTTTCTTTTTTGGTGGCTTTACTGGCAAGCAAAGAAGCAAGACGCAGTCCGCCTCGTCTGGGCTGGGCTGTCCTCGCTTCTTTACTACGTCTTTGCTCTCGATTTTGATTTTGCTGGCCTCTGTCAGCCCGTATTTCCTGCCGGATAGCTGGGCTACGAGGTCTTGGTCGTCCGGGAGTATCAGTTCCACGGGCTTTCTGTTACCTTCCTCGTCGTAGGATTGCAGAAGCCTTTTCACTATCGACATCATGTAGGTGGTGCTGTCGTGGTAGTATTTGTGTTTTATCCTCTGGCCGAACTTGACAGGGTAAACCTCTAACCACCAAAACCGCTCCGGGTCACTGTTCTTTATCTGCCGTAGCCTATCAACAACGCCACCACCAACTCCGCCGTCGTCCACCTTGACCGGAATAGGGTCTGTCAGCTTGTACCTCTGTACCAACTGCTCTCCCAGTATGATGATGTCATCCGCTGTTTTCATTGTGTCCTGTCCCTGCCGCTTTTTGTAGAACGTGACTTTTTCATCGACTTTGTAGCCAATTACCGTCTTGTCGTCTCCAAAACGAGCCACGTCACACCCAATATGCACAATATCCGGGGTTTTTCGGGGAGAAAACTCTGTCATAATGGAGTTTTCTACGAGAGAAAGAGGAATAAATATGTCGTCCTCTTGCAATGGGAACTCCCCGGCGACACGCACTCTGAATACGTCGCTGTCCTCTCCGTACATATTGATGATTGTCTGAACAAAATCCTGCGATACCCTGCTGCTTTTTCGCCCGTCAATGTGGAACGTCGAATAGCTCGCTCGGTTTTTGTTGTGGCTCTCATAAAAAAATCCCGATAGCTGCGTCGGGTTTCCGCACATCAAAAGCCTTGCCCCCGGTGTCGAAAGTGCGCCGAGTACAGGCTCAAATATACTGTCGTCTACACCACTGGCCTCGTCTATGATGTATAAAACATCGTCAGCGTGGAAGCCCTGCAGAGCGTCCGGCTTGCTGGCTGTTCGTGCTACCGCAAACCACTCCTCCGGGTAGCCTCTCATGTAGACTTTTTCCTTTGTCCATATCAGCTCATTGGCGAGGGCTTTGTTGTTCCTCAACCACTTGCTGACCTCCGCCCAAAGAATATCAAATAGCTGGTGCTGCGTCGGTGCTGTGCATGGTATCTTCGGAAATGGCCTTGTTGTCATAAACCAGATTACCACCCACGCCTCTACCGTGCTTTTTCCTACGCCGTGGCCGCTTCTTACACTGGTTAGCTGGTTTACTGCGACGCTGCGGAGTATCTTTGCTTGTTCCGGGTCGGGTGTCGCCCCGATAACGTCCTCGACAAATTCTACCGGGTGGTCTGCGTAATACAATATCGCTTCACTGTCAAGCATTGCCCTCCTCCTTTCGCTTTTGGTACGCCGCTATAACTGCGTCCGCAAGTGAGGTAGGAGCTTCGCTTTGCCCTTTGCTGCTTTCCTCCTCAAGTGTGCGGTTTAGTCGTTCGAGGTCGGTTGCCATTTTGATGTACTCCTTAATGTCCTTTGCGGACATATCCTCGACTGACAAGCTGTTGAGTGCTTCAAGGGCCTTTTTTTGAAGCTGCATTGCTATTCCGATATGGCGGTCTGTCATTGCCTTGCGGTCTTTTACCGCTTTGGCTCGTGCCTCTCTCTCAAGCTCGTTGTCATAAGCCCGGACACGTTCTTTCCATTCCCAGCGGTCTTTCCAACGGTCGATTAAAGCTCTACTTTTTTCCAACCGTTTCACTACCGCCGCAATGGTGCGTTCCTGTCCCATATCCCGGTAGATTGCGAATGCCTCAAATGCCTTTTCGCTTTCGCCCTTTTGACGTTCCCACGGCTTATCAGTCCATTTTGGCATTGTCCTCCTCTCCTTTTATCGTTCTCTTGGCTCTGCCCCAACAATCCAAAAGAGAGCGTTTTCTGTGTTGAGCTTTTGCTCCAACAGATATTTCATCGTCTTTGCCTCGTATTGTGGGTGCAGCTTAACGCCTCCTACTCTCAATTTCTGCTGCTTCTCGTAAACGAAGCCGGGAGTATGAAAAAGGTCGTGGTATATGAACTCTCTCTGTACTCCAAATCGCCGTAGCGTCGTCCTCACCTTTTCCCTGCGGTCGAATGCCGTTGATATGAGGTGAATGTTCTTGACATTCTTCCCATACCGCTCAATTCCAACGATAACGCCACTCGCTGTAATTCCGCTTCCACAGGTGATGTAGAGGTCGTTGAGGTTGTCTGGAATGTTTTGCACCTGCTCCGCAACTGCGCTCAATAAGACCTCCCCGTAGTCGTCGAGGTTTATCCCGTACTGCACTACGAACATTTGTTTGACTTTCGCTATTGCCTCCGCCTTTGCTTTGAGTACGTTGTGCCTGCCGCTCTTTGCTACCATTTCAACCTGCGCCCCGTAACTCATTGAAAGTCTTGGCATACTTCCTGTCGCTATTGACATTGCATTACCCCCCCCGTAAGCCACAA